TCGGTCCATCCGTTCGCCGTCATAGTTGGGATTTGTTCAATGCCGAGTTTTCGCGCCGCCATAACACGACCGTGACCAGCAATAATTTCACCTGTCTCGTCAACCAAAACTGGCGTGGTCCATCCCCATTCATTTATCGACGCCGCGATCTGCGCGACCTGTTCCTCCGAATGCGTTCTGGCATTTCGGGCGTATGGGATCAGCTTGTCGATATGCACTTTCTCGACCTTATCCGAAGGCCATTTTTTCTCGGTCATAATTTACATTCTCCTTGTGTGGTAACCCGCCTGCTGCGGTTGGTTTACATGGTAACACCCCTAAAGGGGTGTGTTACCTTTTGTTACCCCAAAAACCGCAGACTTCTGCCGATTGTAACAAAACGTAATAATTACCTAAAAATTACCTTTTGTTACCCTTATTTTACGAACCCGATCAGCCAATCTTCATCTATTACGATCCATCCGTTTGCTGCATCTTCGATTGCTTTAGCGGCTAAAAGTGGTCCGATAATACCCTTTTCGTGGGTCGGTTTTAAATACTGTTTTACAGTCGCTTGACTTAACCCTCTACCATCTAAAAGATGCTCTAACGCCGATCTTGTAACATATGGGTTACGTCCGATATACTCTTCACCGGAAGCGTGCCAGCAATCTTCGACCGTCTTTTTAACCTTTTGAAGTGGATCTTTCTCCACCTTCACCGGAGCCGCCCCTTCGGTCACGACGCAGCTTGAAACGGGTTCGCCGTCCTCGTCCTTCCATCCTTTAATATCGACCGGCATCAGATCGACATAAACAGGCTGCGCGACTTCGCTATCCTTGGCCTTACGCTGGATGACCTGAATACTATCGCCTTCGCGTTTAGGCGGCGTAACGGATATTTCGATCTCCAACGCGCCGCGCCATGCTGACGATCCTCGTGCGCGGTGCTGCGCCTCCTCAGATACGCCTGTGTGATGCACCAGCAGCACCGAACAGTTAAACTCGGCCATGAGCGCGTTACAGGCATCAAGCATCGTTTTAGCGTCCTGTGCGCTGTTCTCGTCGCCATCTAGGAAGCGGTGTAGGGTATCAACCACGATAAGCCTAGGCGGCTCTGGCAGGGCGCTGACGGCCTCGATAACCTTCATATAGCCGTTTGGCGTGTTTAGATCGCAGCCGGATCCTGAGAGGTACATATCTGGGTCATCTACGCCATGATGCTGACGCCAAGCCGCAACGCGTGATCTAAGGCCGTGGTGGCCTTCACCGGCCAGGTAAACAACGGTTCCGGCGTGAACCTTGTTCCCGTGCCATGTATCAAAGCCGGAGGCGATATTTAAGCACCAATCCAAAACGAGAAATGTTTTTCCACCTCCGCTTGGCCCGTGAACCATAATGAGGGCCTTGTCTTGAAGCCAATGCTTGACCAGCCATGCTATCGGCGCGGGTTCTGCGGAAAAGTCCTTTGCTTTGGTCAGCCAATCGGTTGCTGGTGGGTTTAAAAGAAGGTTAAGATCGTGCCCGGCTTTTACGAAATCATTCGCATCGCCCCTTTCCGGCGGCATGACAACCCGCGCCCCGTATTTAGCCGCCGCTTGATCCGCATAATTCTTACCGACGCCGCTTTCGTCATTATCCGCCACGATCACGATGGGCGTCGAATGAAACCGTTCCCGCATAATCTCAACGGTCGATAGAATATTTCCGGCGCTGTACGATATAGCAACAGCCTCGCCCGTCACCTCGTTGATCGTCGCAGCCGTAGCAAATCCCTCGGCGACGTATAACACTTTATCTAAATCACCAATGATCCAATAGCACGATTTGGCCGTACCGCCGGGATGATATTTCTTTTCACCATCGCCGCTAATGTATTGAAGCGACGATAAATCACCGTCCTTATCAAGCAGAGGCACCATAAGGCGACCGTCGCCAGTTACCCTAGCGCCGTGAGGCTGGATGCCTTTCTGGCTTAAATAAGGATGATCCGGCGAAGCTGCCCCGGCGTCTGACCATATCTTTGCGACGGTATCAGCCGCCATTTCGGCCTTGCGTTCCCGCGCCCTATCCCGCTCGGCACGCGCCTCGTTCTGACGCCGCATAATTGCCATATTTTCGGTGGCGGTAATTTCGCGGTCCATTTCCGCGATGAATTTGGCCTCAATGCCGTCACGCCAACAGCCAAAGCGGCCAGCCTGTGGCTCGTCGGGGAATATGATATACCAACCACTGTCATCTTTCTTGCGGCCCTTGGTCGAGAAGCGGTGAAGCTGCCCGTCTATCTTTAGGTCGGGTGGTGGCTCAATGCCAGCCTGACGCATAGCAAGCGCAAGCTGCACTTCTGGCGGGTCAATATGTGGCCTGCTATCCCATCCTGGCGGCAAGATGCGCGTTAGGTCAGTCATTTATCTCGTCCTCCGCCAATTTTGCGTATCCCTGAACATCAAGCCAGTGATCTGGCTCGTTATTGTCGCCGCAACAGATACGCGCAATTTTCGAACAGATCATGTCTAGCGCTTCGTGCTGAATAGGCGATAGCTTCCCGGCTGCGGATTCTGCGACAATCTCCTTTAGCGCCTGTGCTGTTCCCGCCGTGTGCCGAAAATCGCCGTGTGTTTTAGCGCGTTTTTTTAAGTATATTAAAGTTGAATTCTCCCCTTTACTCATCCACCTTCAACTCCTCTTTAAAGTACCGAATAGTTTGTTTGAGGCCAATCTCAAAAACTGTTTTGGGTGACCACTTTAACCGATCTTTAGCCAATTCAATATCAGGCTTTCTCCTTATAGGATCGTTAATAGGCAACGGTTTATACGACAATTTAGAATTACTTTCAGTCAATCTAATGATAATATTCGCCGCGTCTTTAACGGTAATTTCTTTAGGGTTGCCGATATTCACAGGCCCCATAAAATGATCGTCAAAAATATTCATGAGAGATATTAAGCCATCTACCGTATCGTCTACATAACAAAACGATCTGGTTTGATAGCCGTCGCCATATACTGTGATTGGTTCATTTTTTAGTGCTTGGCATATAAAATTAGACACAACTCTGCCGTCTGAGGGATCCATAAATGGGCCATAAGTGTTAAATATACGCGTAATTTTCACATTAACGCCAACCGTATTAAAATATTCATAGCAATACGTTTCTGCTACTCGCTTTCCTTCGTCATAGCACGATCTTGGTCCTATCGGATTGACATTACCCCAATACCCCTCTGTTTGAGGATGAATAATAGGATCGCCATACACCTCGCTAGTAGATGCCTGAAGAAAAGTCGCGCCGCATTCTCGTGCGATTTCGAGCAATTTAACGACGCCAGCTGTATTGGTGCGTAAAGTATGAAGCGGATCAGACTGGTACTGAGGAGGTGACGCCGGACAAGCCAAATTATAAATCTGATCAAACTCTATATTCGAGTTGAAATTACAAATATCCTCAAGATATATTTTAGCGCCTTCTGGCCTGTTAACGTGCCGGCCAGTACTAAGGTCGTCAACTATAAATATATCATGACCCTCTGATGCTAATTTTCTCGAAAGATTAGCGCCAATAAAGCCCAACCCACCTGCGATTAAGATTTTCATTTGGTTTCTCCTTTGAAGTAGTTAATATAAGGTTTCTCATAGGGCCTATCTCGCCACACGTCTCCGTCTAATTCTTGCAATTTCATGCCGAAATTGTTGATTTTTTCTTTAGGTTTATATCCATCTATAAATATGGGCTTATTTTTTCGAAAAGGCTTGTAATTTACATGATGTTGCCATCGGCCCCATTTCCATGTTATTTTAGCAACGTCCGGGTGTTGCCCCACTAGGCTTTCCGCCATCAATAATCTGCCGTCCATTTTTTTATCTTGCTTATATAGCTCGTCTGAGTTGCCACCCTTCATAGTCATAGTTTGGCTTTTGCCGCAAAGAAACGCATTAAAAAGGGCTGTGCAATATCCGCTTTTTAGAGTACGCAAAGACAGGTCGGTGTCCTCGTTATATTTACCTCGCCATCTATGCTCTAAGGAATTTTCTATCAAAATACACGAATATACCCGAGTGTTCATGTATAGCGGCGGAATTTTCTTTTCTTTGCGGCTTGCAAACATAAAATAGTTCATGCCCGATATGGGCATGTTTTTATACCTATCGGAAAAATCTTCAATTACTCTAAAGCATGTTCCGCAAGCCACTGGCGTCTTTAGGTTTCTATTTAAGCGAAAAAACCCATTTATATTATCGTCTAAAATCCAATGCCTTTTTGCGCCAATAGAGATAGAATGATCCCATACCCAATTCCTTGCTGGAATAGAACCCTGCCCTAAATTAGAAAAAGGCAATGTGAGGATTTTAGATGGCTCTATTACAGCCGCATATTCATCATACTCTTGCGGCTCCACGACAATAGAATATGGCACTTCTATAGCCTCTAAAGACTTGGCCGTTAATCGGCTTTCCCATCGCCCTTTACTGATTATATACACAGGATATTTAGGATTCATGACGATACCTCTTATTTGCCATTCTCCCAATTTCCGCCTCGGGATACCAAATAGAGCGAGTTGTAGGTAAGATGGTTTGGTTTAAAAGTTTTGCAAATTCCTTTAAGTCGTTTTCGTCCTCAAAATGAACCGTAATGGAATACATTGGCGTTAAGTCATCCTGAGTAAATTCAGGCATATCGTGCCAATGTTCTCCCCATAAGGTTCCTTCTGTATCGCTCAAAAAGGTCATTTGATCTTTTTTGCTCATGTCTCTTTGCTCCCTTTTTCAATTAAGATACTTTGAGTTTGCCTTTCGTGATCCGCTCGATTTGGTATTGCCGAAGCGGCGGGACTTTATCGCCCCATTGAGCCACGGCGGCTTGGCTGATATTAAGCGCCTCGGCTAGCTTCGTCTGCGTGCCAAAATACGCCAGAACGTCTTTCATATTCATTTCGTCCTCCGTTCATTTAGGGCTTTACATATAAGCCGTCTTAATTTATTTGTAAACATGAAAGCGCGAACGGATGGTCCGACAGCGCGAAAAAAGGAGATGGCCTGATGGCGATTAATTTGCAAAACACAAACGCCGTAAAAGCTGACGGCGTTAAAATTCTTGTTTACGGACAAGCTGGCGCGGGTAAAACCTCGCTTATTCCTACGTTGCCCAATACGGTAATTTTATCAGCAGAAGGCGGATTGCTTTCTATTGCCGATAGCGGGTTGCCGTTCATCCAAATCACCGACATGGCGACTTTGCGCGAAGCATATACGTGGTTGCTTGGAAGCGACGAAGCGAAGCAGTTTCAATCGGTTGCTTTGGATAGCATTTCAGAAATTGGAGAAGTTTGCCTTGGCGCTGAAATGAAAAAGGCCAAAGACCCGCGCCAAGCGTATGGCGAGATGCAAACGACGATGGCGGAGGCCATTCGCTCGTTTCGCGACCTGCCCCATAAAAACGTCTATTTCTCCGCCAAGCTAGAAAAGACCCAAGATGAAA